GACCTCACCGAGGCCGAGTTGGCGGCGGTTACCGCGGATCGGGAGCGCGCCGAAGCGCTCGCGGCCGAGATCGAGCAGCTCGTCGAGGACGAGCTACGGGCCGCCCGGGTGGCGGCCGGCTATGCCGAGATCGGCGCTCCGGCCGAACAGCAGAACGCCGGTACTGGTGAGACGGAGGGCGAGCGCGCCGAGCGTGATACCTCCGGCGCCGGAACCGGCAACGCGACCACGCAGGATCGCGACCCCGGCCACTACCGCTCCGCGGTCGAGGGTGGGGAGAACTCATTCTTTGCCGACCTCGTGCGCGCCCGTGAGGGCGACGGAGAGGCCGCGACGCGGCTGGCCGAGCACAACCGTGCGCTGAGCACGGGCGTGTCGGGAGCGGGCATCGTGCCGCCCCGGTGGCTGATCGACGAGTACGAAGCGCTGGCCCGTCAGGGCCGCGTGGTGGCCGAGATGGTGCGCCACATCCCGATCACGAACCCGGCGCCGATGACCCTGCAGCGGCAGACCGCCGGAACCGATGCGGTGCTCGCGCAGCAGGCGACCGAGAACACGCATCCGGCCGAGACCGATGCCTTCGCCACGACCGTCGACGTGGTCACCCCGAAGCCGATCTCGGGGATCCAGGTCGTCTCCCGACAGATGATCGACATGACCAACCCGGCGGCCGACTCGCTGATCTACGGGGACATGCTCAGCGTCTACAACCGCAAGATCGAGGACTCGGTGACCGCGGCGCTGATCACCGCGGCCGGCGCGGCGGTGAAGGTCTACGCCAGCGATGCAACGGACTTCACCGCGGCGGCGGCCGAGGATGGCATTACCGACGCAGCCATCGCGGTGTGGAATTCGCGCAAGCTCCCCGCGGACGCGCTGGCGATGCGCATTTCCCGGTGGGGTCGGTTCTCGAAGTTCCGCGACACCGCGGGCCGGCGGCTCTATCCGGCCGACGATGGCCAGCTCGTGAACGTCTCCGGTCGCGGATCGGTGACGGTGCCCGGGACGGTCGGTGGCCTCGCCGTCGCGGCCACCGATGGACTCGGTATCGGCGGTGCCACCTACCCGGAATCCATCATCGTCTTCCGGTCGGGCGACACGATTCTTTTCGAGGGCAACATGCTCCGATTCCGGTATGAGGAAGTGGCCGGACCGGAATCCGTCAAGCTCGGTGTCTGGGCCTATTCCGCCGTGATTGTCCGGCAGGCGGCCAACTCCGTGCGCCGCGTCTCGATCACGGCTGCCTGAGCCGGGAGAGGAAACGATCATGGCTGACACCGAGAAGGCCGAGACCAGCACTGCCAGCACGAGCGCGCCCGCCACGAGCAGCACGGCGGCCGAGAAGCCGGGCACCACCGACGCGGCGCCCACGGGCGAGCTGACCGACGAGACGGCGGCCGGCATCGGCGCCGGTCCCGAAGGCGGCCCGATCCCGGGCGACCCGTCGAGCGAGCCGGTGGCCACCGCGCAGCAGTCGTGGGTGCAGGGCCGGGTCGGCCCGCCGACGATCCCGCAGGATGCGGCGGCCGACTGGTATCTGCCCGAGGGCGTCACGCAGCTCGCGCCGGGCGAGGTGGCGGCGGCCGAGACGCCGATGGTGGGCGGGAAGATCGCGCTCGCGGTACCCGATCCGGCCACCATGGGCGCGGGTCCCTACGGCGGCGAGACTCCGGCCGACACGGCGCCGAATACGGTCACGCAGACGAAGCCGGGCACCGACAAGCCGGGGCCTGACGAGCTTCCCCCGCTGACCCCGGGGGCCAGCGATGCAAGTGGCACGGGCGGACCGGTGCAGATTCCGCCCACCGGAAAGGCCACGACGGCGCCGGACTCCTCCGGTGCAGCGCCCACCTCCCCCACGGGGGAGCCGGCGTCGTCGGGCACGTCGAGCGCGGCATCGGCCGGAACGTCCGAGCCGGCCGATGCCGCATCCTCGTCCGGGTCCGGGGCGTCCACCCCGGCCACGAGCGAGAGCGGCTCTGCGAGCAGCACAGAGCCGAGCAGCGGCACCTCGTCGAGCGAGCCGAGCAGCTCGGGGGCGAGCACGGGCAGCACGAGCACGGAGCCGACCACGGAACCGGCCAGCTCGGGCACGAGCAGCAGCGAGTCGGGCACGAGCGGCGCCAGCTCGTCCAGCTCGGGGTGAGCCATGCCGTGGGCGCCGAGCTATGCATCGACCGACGAGCTACGCGAGTTCGTGCGGATCGACGACGATGCCGACGACACGGTGATCGAGGACGCGCTGGCGGGGGCCTCGCGGGCGATCGACTATGCCTGCGACCCCCGTCCGGGCCGGATGCGCCAGTTCGGCAAGGTCGACGAGGTAGAAGATCGTTACTACACGGCGCGGCTGCGCGGTTATGGCGTGCCGGTGCGCGGCCAGTGGGTGTGCGAGGTCGACGACATCGCCAGCGTGGTCGGGCTCGTCGTGGCGTGCGACCCGGGAGGGACCGGGACCTACACCGAGGTAGCCGGGACGTCGCTACTGCCGCGCAACGCAGCGGCGCTCGGCGAGCCGTTCGAAACGGTGTCGTTCTACGGCAGCGCTCTGCCCAACCCGCCGCCGTGGGCCGAAGCCGTGCGGGTCACCGCGTGGTGGGGCTGGCCGGCGGTGCCGCAGGCGATCCATGAGGCGTGCATGTTGCAGGCGTCGCGGCTGCTCAGCCGGCGTGACGCACCGTTCGGTGTGGCGGGCTCGCCCGAGACCGGGACCGAGGTGCGGTTGCTCGCGCGGCTCGATCCCGACGTCGAGATCTTGCTCAAGCCGTACGTGCGCAAGATCGGCACGGTGCTCGAATGATCTTAGTCGACGTGATGGATCAGATCGGCGCGGCCCTGGAGACGATCCCCGGGCTGCGGGTGCGGCCCTACACGGAGCAGCGGGTGACCCCGCCCGCGGGCATGGTCACGCTCCCGACCCGCATCGACTACGACGAGACCTTTTCCCGGGGGTCTGACGCGATATTGCTCCCGGTGATCATCTTTGTCGGCCGGGTGGATGCCGGCAGCTCGCATCGGGCGCTCGGGACCTATGTCGACGGCACCGGTCCCAATTCGGTGAAGCGGGCGATCGAGGAACACGATCCGCAGGGGGCCTACGACTTTGCCCACGTGATGGATGCGCAATTCCTGGTGATGGCTGTCGCGGGCATCGAACTACTCACCGCAACGTTTCGAGTCCGCATCGTGGGAAAGGGATAGCAATGGCATTCGTGCACGGCAAGGGGACCGTTATCTCGGTCGATGCCGCCGATATGAGCGTGTACGGCACGTCGTGCGAGTTCGAGATCAAGGCGGACGTGCACGACGTCACGACATTCGGCAACGATTACAAGGTCTTCAGCGGTGGACTCAAGGAATCGTCGATGAAATTGGAGGGTACCTACGACGATTCTGCGACCGGTCCGCGCGGAACGATGGAAGATCAGGTCGGGAAGACCGTCGAGATCATCTATTCGGTCGAGGGGTCCGGTACCGGTAAGCCGGTGCGGACCTTTGACGGGGTGCTGAGCAGTTACAACGAAACGGCCCCGGTCGCGGACATGGTCAAGTGGACGGCGCAATACCAGGGATCGGGTGACGTCGCCACGACCACCGGACCCTGACCCCCTTTCATCGGACGGAAAGGCTAGGACATGGATGAGGAATACCGGCCGGACAACGGCATCGCGGCCATCGGTGATATCGACCCGGGGCAGGTCGTTGACAAGGCGGCATTGCTCTCCGGGGCAGCGGCGCTCGTCACGACCGATGTCCCGGTGCCGGGATTGGGCGTGATCAAGGTCAAGCCGCTGACCCGGGCGCAGGCGATGAGCGTCTATAACCGCGAGCTGGACGCGGCCGAGATGGAACAGGTGCTTATTTCCTATGCCGCGGTGGAGCCGACGTTCACCCGAAAAGAGGTGGCGCGCTGGCAGGAGGTCGATACCGCGGGCGGTTCCATCCTGAAGCTCGTCCACACGATTATGGAGATCTCCGGCATGGAGATCGGCGCCGGAAAGGCAGCGTACAAGCGATTTCGAGGCTCGGCCTGATATCGAGTTCGCTTATTTCCTCGCAGAGAAGCTCGGGATGACGGTCGACGAACTATCCCGACGAATGAGTAATGCGGAGTTTGTCTCATGGATGATCTACTACGGCCGGCGCGGGCAAGAGGCCGAGCTGGCTCGTGCGTCGAGGCGCTGATCATCCATGGCGCGTGACATTGACGTCGAGGTGTCAGGCGTCGAGCTAGTGCGCGCGTCGCTGATCCTGCTCGAACACGAAGCCACTCAGCAGCTCGACGACATCGGCAACGATGCCGCCGAGTCGGTGGCCAGCCGGGTGCGGCTGCTCATGCCGATGGGGCCGCAGCCGGGCGGGCACGCGAAGAGTTCCGTCGAGGCCGAACGGTTCCCCGGACTGCGCGCCACGGTAAAGGAAGGCGGCCCGCGCTTCCCCTACGTCGGATGGCTGGACTTCGGCGGGAACGTCGGACGGCGGCACGCGAACCACCGGGTATGGATCAAGGGCGGGCGCTACCTGTTCCGCGTCCTGTCGACGGTCAAGCCGGGGCTCGAACCACTCATGCACGAGGGTCTGCGCGAGGCGTGCCGACGCTCGGGCTGGAATCCCCGGGGCTGAGCCATGGCGCTGGCCGGCGGTCCCACCGTCACGCTGACATTCAAGGGCGACGTCGATGATCTGCGGCGCGCGATCAGCAGTATCGGGATCATGGTCGGCGGGCTCGGGGCCAGCGTCGGCATCCTCGGGGCGATCGGCGCGGCAGCCAGCGCCGCGGTGCTCGCCGTCGCAGCGGTGCCGCTCGCGTTCGCCGGCATCGGTATCGCAGCGGCGGCTCAGCAACAGATAGTAAAAGATCGTTTTACCGAACTAAAGAATCACGTCATGGGCGAAATGGCGTCCATGACGGCGTCCATTCAGGGCGAATTGCTCATTACCGCCGATCACCTGCAAGCGTGGTTCGATCGGTTGGCCCCGACGTTCGAGAATCTCTTTAAGCTCTCCTCGCCCTATATCACCCAAATGACGGATGCCCTGCTCAATCTCGTCGAGCGGGCACTACCCGGGCTGCAAACAGCGCTGGGCAATGCGCAGCCGATCATGGACGTCTTCGCCCGCGGGCTGGGAATGCTCGGCGAGGGGCTCGGCGGATTCTTTGCCAAATTGTCCGAGGGGACCCCGGGCGCGGTGCAGGGGCTCGATGCCCTGTTCACCCTGACGAAAGATCTTTTGATCTACCTCGGGCAGCTCGTCGGGCAGCTCGCGAACGCGCTCGGGCCGGCGTTCGCGGCGCTCGAACCGTCGGTGATGCGGATCGTCACCGCGCTCGGCGACGGACTGCTGCGCATCGTGCAGTCGCTCGCGCCCTACGTGGGCACGCTGGGCAGCTCGATCGCGGACCTGCTCACCGCGGCGCTGGACGCGCTGTTGCCGGTGGTCGAGGCGGTCGTGCCGCTGCTCGCGCAATTCGGCGGCGTCTTGATCGACAGCGTGACGCCGATCGTGCGCGAGCTGGGACCGGTGCTGCGCGAGGTGGTCACCGCGCTCGTCGAGGGGCTACAGCCGGTCATCCCGGTGGTGGCCCAGGCGTTCCGCGACATGACGCCGGTCATGCTGCAGATTGCCCGCGAGGCCGGCCCGCTGCTGGCCGAGATCATCCGCACCCTGGCCCCGCTGTTCCTGGCGCTCGTGCAGGCGGCACTTGATCTTACCCAATCATTGCTGCCGGTCATTCCGCCCCTGCTGGAAATGGCAAACAATGCCATGCCATTGCTGAAGGGCGTTATTCAGGACGTGCTCATTCCGGTGATCAAGTGGCTCGTCGAGGAATTCAAGGGCTTGATCGACTACGGCACGAAGGTCGCGGAAAACTTCGCGGACCTGTCGAAACGCTGGCGGACCTACTGGGAGGAGATCAAGGCGGCATTCGCGGACGCGAATGACAAGATCCGGGCCGGCATCGAGGCGTTCGCGTCCCTGCCCGAGACCGCCCGTAAGCACTGGGATGCGATGTATCAGGCGATCAAGGATCGCATCGGGGCCATTGTCACCGAGGCTCAGGCGTTCCCGGGCAAGGTCACCGGGGCCATCGGTGATATGACGACGGCACTCGTCGATAAGGGCCGGGCGTTCATTAATGGATTCTGGGACGGCGCAAAGGCGATCATCGAAAGCGTGCTCGATTGGTTCCGTCGCCTCCCGACGATGATTCTGGACGCGATCGGCGACACGTCCAAGACGCTGTACCATTCCGGCCAGTCGATGATCGACGGGTTCAATCAAGGTATCGAGTCCAAGCGCGAGGCGGCGAAGGCGGCCGGCATCGACGCGGTGGGCGCGACGGAATCGGTATTCCCGCAGTCGCCCCCGCCGGAGGGTCCGTTCGCGGGCTTGGGGTGGACCTTCTACCGCGGCCAGTCGCTCATCGACGGATTCATCGAGGGTATCCGCGCGGCGGCTCCCAAGCTCTACAATGCCGTTACCTCGGTGCTCAGCCAGGTGCAGTCCGGCATGGGCGACCTGTCCGGCGGGGTGCAGGAATTGCTTAATCACCTGGCCGAGGGTGGCCAGGTGTTCGAGGATCTCTCATTCAAGGGGATGAGCGATAGCCTGGCTAAGGTGAATGACCAGCTCGCGGACATGTTCTACGCGGCGTTCCCGGGCCAACAGGCCAACGTCAAGACGCTGAGCGACTGGGCAAAGAAGCAATTCGGGCTCATCCAGACCGAGGATCTCTCGTGGGTGAAGCCATCATTCTACGGCGGCGGCGGTGCCGCACCGACCGGCGGTAGCCCGATCCAGCTCCAGGTAGCCCCGGGGGCGGACTCGGCGCTCGCCTCGATGCTGATGAACCTCGTCCGGACCGGGCAGCTTCAGCTTCAGCGGGCTTGACATGGCGATGTCAACCTCGAGCGTGTGGATCTTGGCGCCGGCGGCCGGTAGCGTGCCGAGCGTGCCGACCCTGATGGGCTGGGCCGGCTGCGTCTGGTGGGCCATCGTGCTGACCGGGCTGGCGGCGGCCGACGTCGTCACGATCGCGGCCGTCATCTGGCAGCAGACCGAACCGGTGCACCCATCGCAGGAATACCGTCCTGCCGGCCGTACGCGCCCCTGCGCGTCCGGCGCTGGCGAGGGGTGGCCTCGGGCGCTGGCGCGCCAGCGGGCCGCTGACGGGCGTCTGAGCCGGTCGCAGGCGGGCGGTGAGCCGTGGCGCTGAACGTCGCCTACCGGGGCCGGGTCACCACGATCAGCGGCACCGGTGTGCTCACCTCCGGCCCGATCCCGTGCGTCACCGGGGATGCGCTGGTGGTCGCAGTGATCGCGGACAGCTACGAAGATCTGACTACCTGCACGGTCAGTCTGTCCACCGGGTGGGGGATCAATTTCCAGGTCTCGCACGCCTGGTGGGGCAACCTCATCGACGGCGCGTTCGCAGGGATCTACGCGGCCATCCCGGTCCCGGCCAACGGCTCGCCCACGATCACGGTCACCACCGGGGGCAGCGCACAGGGGCATCGGCGGCCGAGCTTCGATATCTGGACGATCACCGGGTACAAGAGCGGCGCGCCGGTGGTGGCCACCGCTACTCGGGACCTCTACGGCAACCCGATCAACGTCACGCTGCGCTCGGCGGCCGGGACCGCGGGGCACACGGTGGCGATCGTCTGCGGGGGCGATGCGTTCTCGGCCGGTGATCCGTTCATCTCGGGCGACGGACTGATCTTCGGGGCGGGCAACGGCTACACCCAACCCTCGGGCGGGGGCGAGCCGGGCATCTCGGGGTTCTCGACCGCGGTCACGTGGGCCACCCCGGACACGAACTACGCGCTCACCATCGACCCGCCCGGATCCGATATCGGGGTCTATCCGCTGGTGTGGATGGAATTCCAGGCGGCCCCGACGAAACCGGTGATCGATGCCGGGGCCGATCGGACCGTCGAGCGCACGAAGGTCATCATCCGCACGGCGGGCGAGTCCAGCGACGGCGGGGCGCCGATCACCGCGCGCGGCTGGTCTCTGGTGAGCGGACCGGCCGGCACCACGCCGGGGCCGCTGCCGGCCTACGGCGGGGACCCCACGAAGGTCGTGCTGCCCAACACGGTGGCCGGCGTGCACGTGATCCGCTACAGCGCCACGAACAGCGCGGGCACCACCACCGACGACGCGACGATCACGGTCACCGGACTGCGCCCGACGGTCGACGCGGGCGCAGATGTCGCGGTGGCCATGGGGCTGTTCACCCGTACCGCCACCGAGAGCGCGGGCGACAACGCGATCACCTCGCGGGCATGGAAGATCGCGGCCGGGCCGTCCGGGGTGGGCACGACGATCGGCAGCGCGGCGGCGCTGAGCTGGACACCGCCGAGCCTCGGGCAGTGGACGCTGAGCTACACCGCGACGTCGAGCGCGGGCACCTCGGATCCCGACACGATGGTGCTCACGGTCGGGGTGTCCGGGATCCCGATGCCGCACCTGCGGCGCACGCCGGTGCCGAAATTCGCGGTGGCGATTGCCTTCGGTGGCAACCTCGCCGATCCCGACGGCTCCGATTGGGTCTTCACCGAGGTCACCACGGACGTGCGGACCGAACAGGGGATCCACGTCAAGCACGGGCGCAGCGATGAGGCCAGCGTGAGCCAGCCGGCGCAGGTGACGCTCACGCTGGACAACCGTTCGGGCAAGTACTCGCTCGGCGGCCGGTCGCCCTACTGGCCCAACGTCCGGCAGGGCACGCCGGTGCAGCTCTCCTGCGACATCGGGGCGGGCTTCCGGACGATCTTCACCGGCTACGCGGACGGGTGGACCCCGGGCTACTCGACGCGGCCCGAGGCTCCCGGGGTCGGCGATTCGGTGGTCACCCTGGTGGCCTCGGGCACGCTGCGCCGGATGGCTCAGGGGCAGCCGCCGGTGATCTCGCCCCTGCGCCGTGGGCTGGTCAACTCCCCGGGCGTGGTCGCCTACTGGCCCTGTGAGGACAGCGTGGGCGCGGGGCTGCTCGCGTCGGCGTTCCCGGGGCAGCCGGGGATGGATTTCTCCGGCCGGATCCATGGCGGGTCCAACCCGGGGCTCCCGGCGGCGACCCCGCGGCTGGCCGAGTCCGACGTGTTCGCCTGCTCACTGCCGCTGCCCCTGGTGAGCGACTCGGAGTGGTACGGCACGGTGCCGGACTACACGGGTACCGAGATCATCCAGATGCGCTGCCTGATCGACATGCCAGCGTCCGGGTCCAACGATGGCGGTGTGATCCTCGGGATGATCACCTCGGGCGACCCCGGATTCTGGGAGCTGCGCTACCGGACCGGAGGGTTTATCAACGTCCGGGCCTGGCGCAATTTCACCACGCTCGTCCTCGACTCGGTACAGGTCGCGCTCGTGCCCGGACCGTCCGGCCCGTCCAGCATGGTCGGCATCGACGGCCGGCGCGGGCAGCTCGGGCTCACCCTGACCAAAAGCGGCAGCAACATCGATTGGGTGGTCGATTTCATCGAGTCGGGCGCGACCGTCGGCTACGTGTTCGGGCCGGGTTCGGGCGGAGCGACCGTGGCCGGCGCTTCGGTGGGCAAGGCGCGCCGGGTGCAGACCTGTACCGACGGCGGGCACGTCGATGTCACGCTCGGGCACATCGTGGTACGCAAGGATGCCCGGGACACCGCGACACATATCAAGCAATTGAATGCATGGGCCGGTGAGGTCGTCGGCGAGCGGCTGGCCCGACTGCGCGACGAGAATGGCCTGTGGTATACCCAGATCGATCCGCCACCGCCGTATTACCCGATCGTGAGCGACTATATGGGGGCGCAGCCCCGGGGGACCGTGCTCGACCTGTTCCGGGACTGCGAGACCACCGACGGCGGGATCCTCTGGGATGGCGCTGGCCCGGGGCTGAGCTACACGACCAAGCGCTATCGGGAGTCCCCGACTCCCAAGCTGACCCTCGATGCGGCGGCGCGTGAGGTGGGGCTGCCATTCCAGCCCGCGCACGACGATGCCTATCGGGTGAACCGGGCGACCGCCAAGCGGCGTTATGGCGCCTCGGCGGTATTCGAGGACGCCACCGGGCCACTCGGTTACAATACCGTCGGCCGCTACGAGGATTCCCGGGAATTCGGGGTCAACTCCGATACCGCGCTCCCGCAATACGCGGGATGGATGGTGGGGCAGGGGACCGTCGAGGGGTATCGCTATCCGCGGCTCTCGCTCGATCTCGTGGCCCATCCGGAATTCCTCGACGAATGGCTGACGATCATTCCCGGGGATCGGGTCGACGTGCTCAACCTGTCGGCGGTGCACCCGAGTGCCCCGGGCGAACCGCTCGCCCTGGTGGTCGAGGGATTCGAGCAGACGATCGGGCCGCGCACCTGGACAGTGATCATGAACACGTCGCTGGCCCAGCGGTGGGCGGTGGCCTCGGTGGCGGCCGAGACGATCGGCGGCAGCGGGGACCCGCGGCCGGAGTACGTGGCCCGGGTGGACACCGACGCCACGGTGATCGCGACGTTGACACCCGCCGGTCAAAGCCAGCTCACGGTCGACGTCACGGCCGGGCCGGCATGGACGCAGAATGCCAACCCGACCACCGGGGACTACCCGCTGTACCTCGACGTCGGGGCGCTGCGGGTGCGGGCCACCGGGTGCAGCGCGCCCGGGGTCGGCGGGAACCCGGCCCGCCAGACGTTCACGATCGATCCGATGCCCGTGACGCGCCCGGCTGGCGTGGCGGTGCGGTTGTGGCAGCCGGCCGTCTACGGGCTCTAGGGGGACTCATGCCGCTCTACGCCGCGGGCCAGCGCATCCGAGGTAGCGAGATCAATGCGCTGCCACAGCTCTACCGGGTGACCACTGATCAATCGAACAACACGGCATCTTTGATCAACTGTGCGGGCCTGGCCTTCACCGGTGAGGTCAATGCGGCCTATCTGGTCGAGTGCTTCCTGTTCTACTCGGCCAAGGTGGCGGCCGACATCGCGGTGCAGTGGACGGTGCCGTCCGGCGGGTCGGGCTACTGGGGGGCCAGCGGTACCGAGTCCGGGTCCGGCAGCGGGGCCGTCGGGCAGGGCAACCGCCAGGCGCTCGCGATTCCGACCGGCCTGCACGCATTCAATGGCGACGATGGAATCCTGGCGGTGTACGCCGACCCGGTGGCGTCCATTACCCTGACCAACCCGGGCACCGTGCAATTACAGTTCCGTCAGCTCACCGTGAGCGCCGGAAACCCGACCCTCATTCGGGCCGGCTCGGCAATCCGGGTGTCCCGACTCGGCTAGCCGATCCGCCAGATCTGCACCGACATCGCAGTGATGTTCATGTTTCCGCCGGAGTCCTGGAAACAGTAGAGCCGTAATTGGTCCCCGCTATTGAACGGAGCGATTCGGGTGTAGTCACACGATAGCCGACCACCACCGGTGTTCAGTGGCATAATCTTATTCCATTGCACCCAGGCACCATCGACGTTGCTGGTGTGAATCCCGATGCCCAGGTTGCTATTCACGGTGAAGCCATCGGCAACGCGAACCAATGCCTGGCAGAGGTAAGTGCCGGTCGTCGGCACCGTATAGATATCGGTCGTCGTATTGAGTGCGCCATCGGTGTCGACGGTCACCGTGCCGGCAATGTCCATCGTCGTGAACACGGCATTGGACAAGGTCTGTATGGTCCCCGCACCGGTGCCGTTGGTCACGGACATGAAGTGGGCTTTGGCGTTCGGCGCGTAGCGGTTGTCCGCGACCGCCAAGGCCGGCGGGGCGCTCACGCCCACCCCGCCGAGAGCGGCGATCAGCGAGGCCAGCGTGCGGGTGTCCCAGCTCGGCGCGGCGTAGCCGCGGAACGGGTCGGGCAAGGTCACGATCAGCAGGGTAAACGGTCGGCGGTACCGTGCCCCCCATGCGCGCATCGCGGATCGACCACTCGGCCATGCCGCCGCGGGAGTCGTGGCGCGACGTCGCGGCGGCCTACCTCGTGCACACGGGGCTGCGGCTGGCCAGCCGGGCGGCCCGGCGGACGATGGCGCTGCACCTGGCGGCCGAGATGGGCGTGATCGAGGTCGGCCCCCGCATGGCGCCCCGCGAGACCTTCGCCGTGGTCGACGGCGAGGCGCGTGAGACCGGATGAGCCTGGGCACCTATGCGGGGCTCGTCGGGCTGATCGGCCCTGCCCTGGTGGCGTTCGGCCTGTGGGTGCTCGTGCGCGAACCGTGATCCACCACCCGGGCGCAGCGGACTGACAGCGGATCGTCAAAGATGACGATGCCGCGTCCCCCATCGGCGGCCGGGATCCGACTACCGGGGCACAGCGGGCGTCGGTCCCGGGGAGGTGGCTCGCTCGATGGGGGACGTCGGCCCATCGTCACGCGCTGAGCGGCCCGGTGCCAGCGGTACGGGCCGGGCGGGTGCTCGTGGGCCGGGATCGGCAGAACGGCGCTCAGCGGCTCGTCTGGCGCGGCGGCGGTACCACCAGGCGATGCCGGCCCGGGGACGCGGGCACGAGTAGGCCGGCGTCGACGAGCGTGGCCAGCGCGCGGCGTTGGGTGAACCGGGTCCCGGTGCCGGGCACGAGCGTGCCGGCCCGGACCCGTTCGGTGTTCACCGTGCCGTCGCGGACGTCGACGAGCGGGGCGAGCAGCCGGGCCAGTGCGGCGGCTGGGCGCGGGATGCCGAGGCGCTCGACGGCGTCGAGCCAGGGCCACAACAGCCGAGCCCAGTCGTCGGCGCCGGGGCCGGCCTCGGGAAGGGCGAACGGGGAGCAGCGACGCACGAACCGATCATTCCCCCGACGATCACACACGGGCTCTGAGGGTGGCACCTGCGCGTCCCGATCCCGGGCCACCGCGCCGATGATGACGCCGATGACGGCCGCCACGGTGACCCACCCGGTGCAGATGAGCAGCACAACGATCACCAGATGATCACGAAGATCCACACGTGATCAATCCTCTGTGGACGGCCTCTCACCTGCGGGAACGTGCAGGATCCGGGGCAGATCCAGGGCCATGATCCGAATTGATCGCGCCATCTCGGAAAAGGCGTTCATGATCCCCCGGAATGCGGCATCCAGGTCGAAAACGGGCATAGCGGGCGGGTACAGGGCCGCCAGGTCGTGCAGCCGATCATGGCCGATCGCCGTAGTGGCCCCTGTAAGCCACGAGAAAGAGATCGTTTCCAAACCCGCCGTGCCTACCCCCCGCACCATGGGTGGTACGGGAGGCGGGCACGGGGCCACCGCCGCGGGGCTCACGAGCGGACGGGCCGCAACTTCGGTTCGACGTCGCCCGGCCAGCCGAACAGGCACCACCGCACGGCGCCCGAATCGGCGTCGATCAGGTCGTCGGTGCCGGCCGAGTTGAGCAGCGCCGGTGACCAGTCGCACTGCTGATCTTCCAGCTCGGGCAGCCGGGTCGCGTGCAGCACGGCCCCGCGCCGGTACTGCCGCGCGAGTGCCTCGATGCGCTGGCGCTTGCCACCGCCGTTGCGGTAGCCGATGACCTCGATGCCGGGCGGGAACGGTTCGAGCACCTCGATGCACAGGTCTCCTCCGTTGTTCGTCTCGATCACCACCGTGCGCAGCGTCCGCGGGTACTGCTCGGCGTAGTGCCACACCCGCTCGCGCAGCTCGTGCCCGGTCCACCGTCCCGACTCGGCGTGCTCGATCACGCAGCGGCGCACGTCGGACGGCTGGCCGGCGACCACCAGCGCGGACATGTCCGAGGTGGTCTTACGGGTGACCGCTCCGTCGATGGACAGCACCCGGGACTCGATCGGTAGCCCGTGAGCGTAGCGGTAGGTCTCGGGCGTCCAGAGTCGCTGCGCGGCTTGCGCGGACGGGTCGCATTGCATGTTCATCGCGAAGCCGTCCGGATCGTTCATACGGTCGCGCAGCAGCCGGGGCAGCGGCCACTTCTCCGGCCAGAGTGAGCGCATGGCGGGGGTCCCCTCTCCGAGGATGGCGGGCCAGTAGTGCGGGCGGAATCGTTGCCGGGCAACCCATTGCCCGCGGTCGGGCAGCAGTCCCGGGCGGCGTTGCGCGGCGCGCACGCCGTCGTGGATGAGCGAGCCGGGCATCGTCGGGGTGCCGACCATGAGCACGGCCGCGTCGGTGTTCATCGGCAAGATCGTGGAGAGCAGCTTGCGCAGTAGCGCAGCCTTGATCCGCGCGTCGTGCCGGCCGTCCTCCGGTTCGCCGTCGTCCCAGATGATCAGGTCCGGCCGGACGGCGCCGAGTCCGCGGGCGCCGAGCACGCTCTCACCGAGACCGTGGCCCATGATCGAGGCACCGGACACGGTGACGTAGTTGAGCGTGTTACGAGCGCCCCGCCCACGGCG